TTATATATTATATTATTATTACGCTTATTATACGCTTAGTGGTGCTAAATCACCAGCCAGATTCTGTAAGTACTTCCCTACAATTTTTTGCGCGACTAATTTTTTAGAGTGCAGGACCCACTTCGGGCTAGCATTTTCTCCACTGTATACACACGATCTCTCTACTGTACATACACTGTGAGCTATATCGTGATCTCTATAAAGCTAATCGTTCGGGCTCGCAACTAAAGGTTTTCGAGCCAAGAGGCGAAGAAAAAAAAAGGGCTCTAGCCCTTGCTGTCTTTATATACACTGTATTACTCACTGTGCTTACTGTAGGGGCGCCAATAGATCACTATACACACACGCTAGGCTAGCGAGTTCAGCCAACTCTATGCTGTTTAAGCATGTCAAGGCTTGATACGCTCACTCACTGTCTATACTGTATCAGTTACTGTAGCTTACTGCAATCGGGTCACTGTGAAGTTCACTGTAAACTATGTTTACACAAGATAGACGTGACGTGCGAGCTATTACTGCTGCTCCTTTGCAGCGGCGGTAATAGCGGGCTTTAGGCTTAATGTGACTATATAATGGCTTGTGAAATCTGCGCTACCGATTTTTTTGCGCTGCGCTTCGCTTGCTGCTTCGCAGTCGAACTTTGGCGGCTTGCCCTTGCAAACGGTTAAATATTCACATGCAAGTACATTCTAATCACATAGTGTTCAACTCAATCACTTACGATCGTGCGCCCTTGATCGATTGGTATAATAGGCACAAGCATCTTACCATGGGCTTTGGAGAATGGATGAATGCTCGCAGCCCCGCGGGTAAAACCACTATGTTTCGCACTGGGGGCAAGGTCACTGGGCAAACTATCAATCTAGATGGTACTTTGGGACGACTAATCAAGGATGAACCCGAGATCAAGCCTCTAACTGAACTGTTTCGTGTTAGCCGTCCATTTGGTCAGTTTGACGTGGACGTTATGATCTATCCACCGGGCTACACGCTGAAAGCACACACTGATCATGCCATGCTGAGTGGTATCATGTTTCCCATACTGCCCGACACGCCCGCAGCCATTGATTTTTATCATCTGCCCGCGGGTGCGGTTTTGGCCCGTGCTACGGAGTATGAAGTGGATCATCAACGTGATCTCAACTACAGCTATCACTACAGCACTGACCATCCCAGCATGTTTCGCAGCACTGTGATACATGGTGTACGCAACTTCAGTACTGAGACTCGTGTATTTCTACGGTTGAAGTGCCTATACGACACATTCGACAGCGTGGCTGCACGAGGCGCTAAGTTTTATAACAAGGATACAATATGACATTGGCAACGGATCTACAGCGGGTTATACACCTAAGTCCTGCTAGACAAAATCAAATCTGTTTTAGAGCAGAGATTAAACAACAACCGGGTTCAGTGGCAGTTACACTAAAGCCCACTATGGACTTCTTTGATCAAGGCCGCACTGTGTTTAACGACAACGATGCACTGTACAGCAGCATGGTATTTCACACTGGCATGACTGTGGGCAGTATAGAGCAGTGGTGTCTTGCTCACGGGTTAGTCTACGAAAGACAGGACAGTATAAATCTGTCCAGACGCAGCAGTGACAATCTAGGCAGCTGGTTTGCTTCACAACGTGATGCCATGATAGGCCATATGGTTGGGTGGATTGAACAACAACGCAGTACAAATGATCTGTTTAAAAGCTATGCATATGACGTGGGCAAATGCCATAGAGACTTTACCCTGTTTAGCGGCGCTGTGTACAACGACCTCAGCAACGGAACTACTACTCATGTAGCAGCCACTGCCAATATGTATTGGAGCGCCACTGGAGAACCTGTTAGCCGTAGACCACAAGAAACCAGTATACACAACGAACTGAAGCGTTGGTTAACAGAACGATCGCAGGTATTTCATCCGCAACAAACTGCTGAACTGCTGGCGTTATATGATTTGTTTTTAAACATCATAGAACATGGCGCTAGACCCGAGCTGGTCAACTTCAGTCACAACAACAATGACTACATAAGGATCACAGTATATGAATGATGCATGGAACACTTTTAGCCACACGCACCGCAGTTTTGACACTAGCGAAACGGTGCCACAAAGCCTACGCAACACCCTATGGGATCAGGCGCAGAGTAGCACAGATCTTTGGCAACCTATATTTTTAGAAGATGCAGACTTGATACGATGGATATATGATCAAAGTACTATTCCAGTTATTGACAGTTATAAGCTGCCCAACTATATAGATCGCAAAAACAGCCAACTACTAGCACCACTATTGATTGTACTACCAATGATCTATAGCAGTGAAAAAAGCAATCAGCTGCACTACGAAACTGGTAGAGTTTACAGTTCATTGGCACTGACTGCTATTCAACAGGGCTGGCAAACGGGTTTCTGCATCTGCTTTGAAAACAACACTGTGGGCAATCGTCTTAAAGAACTAGGTATTATGCGTCAAGATGTGCATTTTGGCTCGTTACCATTTTTATCAATCGGGCATCACATGCCAACACAGCCTTGGGGTTGGGCAGAAGACATTGGTATAGATCTCAAAGGTCCGTTAAAGAAAATAAAAGAAAGTTATATAACAATGACTTAATCATTGGATTTTTCTCCTGGGAGATAAGTAAGTATATTATCCCGGGGGAAATTATGCTGTCTGTTATTGAAAATCTAAACGATCCACTAATCAACTTGATCAAGGACGATCCAGTCCGCCCAGAGATTCCGTCGGCAGCACGGATACACGAACAAGCAGAAATATTTGTTTTGCATCAAGACGGAGCGCCAGCAGCAGTAACCTGTGTAAAATATACACAGGATGTTCCCGAAGATGTACAGGGTCTAGACAGCAACAGTGAACCCACTGTGGCAGTGTTCTATACCATATGGAGCTATCAAAAGGGTTCGGGACAAAAACTAATACGAGCAGCTCAAAAACACATTTTAGCCACTCGTCCTCACATCACTAGATTCGTAACACTAAGCCCAAAGACAGATATGGCTCGGGCGTTTCATCATAAGAATGGGGCTTTCACTCTGCGCGAAAACCCCACTACTGTCAACTACGAATATCAATCCGAAGTTAAACGTCAGGCAGATTGTTCAATAGCTGTCGTAGCTTAGTACTTTCAACTTTAACAGCTGACGGCTTAACAATCATCCCTTCTGTAGGATCACTACGCCCTGCGTTAGGGGCAGGATTAAAAGGATCAAATCCTTCTTTAGGCTGACCTTTTTGGAACTCGCCGTCGACATTGCTTTTACGAGAAATAGTATTGAGAATGTTTGAACTGCGTGAGTCGCTAGGTTGATCATCACTTTGATCATCACTGTTGGTAATACGTAGTGTGTCAACGTCAAAGTCAAGATCAATCTTTTGTCCAACACCACTGCTAGAGCGTGTCTTCATCAACTGAATCTGATACTTGCCACGTTCACGCATTGCCCTACTGGTAAAGATACCAAACACGTTGTCCGCAGTTTGAATCTTGCTAAGGCCGCCTGAGATATGACTGTGGTCAAACTCTACTTCTTCAACTGCTCCACGATTCAGCTGTGCCGCAGTGACAAACACACATTGTTTTTCCATTGCTAGATTACGCAGTTCTTCTGATACATACTTGTCTTTAATAAACAAGTTCTCTGCCGAAATCTTTTGTCCTGCGGGCATTAACAAATCCAAGTAGTCGACTAACAGTACGTCACATTTGCGTCCTGTCTTAACTTCATATTCTTTTAGATATGCACGTACATCGTTGGCTGTTTTACCACTGGGCATGTATTTGATTTGAAAGCTACCAGATTTCTTACCAATGATACGAACCTTCATCTCTACTTCGTCAATCTGCTTAAACACTTCCCTAGTGCTAATACCAGTGATCATTGAGTCAATACGCATGGATACTAGACCTTCTGAAAGTTCCAGTGTTAGATAGATAACATTCATGCCTGCTAGTGCATAGTTAACACCTAGGTTAGCC